GTTTCTCATACGAGATAAGCATAAAGTTATATATGCTATAGGTAGGTCACTCAATGGCTCTGTACCTAAGTGGCTCAGGTATACTGGTAACGCTACTGTATTCAGTAGGTGTATGGGTGAACCTAATGGCGTAGCTGTAATAGTAGAGGATGTTATCAGTGCTATCATTGTATCTAAGGTGTGTCCAAATGTCACAGGTATAGCTATCTTAGGTACAAATATTAATCACACACATATGGAATACTTACAGGACTACACTAGAATTATAGTTGCACTAGACCCTGATGCTACTCACAAAAGTATTGAGTATCGAAAAGAAATACAATCGTGGACAGGGATTGAGACTATGGCAATGATGCTACAAGACGACATAAAATATAAAACAGAAGAGGACTTAATAAAATTGAAGGAGTACACAACATGATGCATGAACTTGCACTAATAAAAACTATGATGGATAAGGATTTCTATGAAGACCATAAGGGTATAAGGTTTCCCGATAAGTTATTCACTAAAGATTTACGTAAGATAAAGCAGACACTAGAGTACGCTATGGAAAAGTATGAGCAATCAGTTACACCAGCTACACTTGAGGCTTTGTTCTTCGCTAACAACGGCACACTTACTACAGCTAACAAGGAAGTCTTCAGAGATCTGTTCAAGAAGATAGACAGAGAGACAGCCTTAAGTAAGGACGTAGCTTCCGATGTGTTGTCCAAGTTATTCCAGAGGGTAGTAGGTGAAGAGGTAGCTAACATAGGTATTGATTACGTCAACGGTAAGTTGCACAGCATGGAAGCGTTACGTAACATAATCTCTAGCTATCAAGATGACTTCATGCCTAACTTAAAGGTAGACTGGGATGACATAAGTATGGACACACTACTGAAGCTAGGTAAGACACAAGCACAGTGGAAGTTTAATATCCCTAGCCTTGCTCGTAGGATAGAGGGCGTGAGTGGTGGTCACTTGATCATGGTAGGTGCTAGACCTAATACAGGTAAGACATCCTTCCACGCCTCACTCATAGCCTCAGAGAATGGGTTTGCTAATCAAGGTGCTAAGTGTATGGTGCTAGTCAATGAGGAATCATACGACAGGGTAGGTGAGAGATACATGAATGCGGCAACAGGTATGACAAGCAAACAGATAGTAGCTAACCCATTGAAGGCGGCACAGAAGTACAACCCTGTACTCCAACAGTTAGTCTTGAAGGACACAACAGGTAAGACTATGGAGTGGGTCGAGGCTGTCATCAAAGGGTACAAGCCAGACATAGTTGTACTAGACATGGGTGATAAGTTTGCCCAACGTACAAGTGACAAGTCTGACGTGTACTTAAAGGATGCGGCAATCTATGCACGTAACATAGCTAAACAGTACGGCTGTGCTATCTTCTATATGTCTCAGCTATCAGCGTCAGCACAGAATGTAGTCAACGTAGACCAGTCAATGCTTGAGGGTAGTAAGACAGGCAAGGCGGCAGAGACAGACCTAATGATACTCATCAGTAAGAACAGAGATGACTTCGACAGTGGAGAGAAAGATCCAGAGAGACACTTGATTGTTTCTAAGAATAAGTTACAAGGTGGGTGGCACGGTAGAGTAACAGTTGAGTTAGATGGTGACACAGCCAGATACTCAGCGTAGATAGGAAGGAACAGATGAGACTAGTACTAGACGTAGAGAACACAGTAACTAAACGAGGTGGTAAGACACACATGGACCCCTTCGAACCTACTAATACACTGACACAAGTAGGGGTACAGAACTTAGACAACCCTGATGAGAAGTATATCATGACGTTTGATCACGTTGAGTACCAAGACATATCGGGTGACAGATCACGACAGCTACAGGCTGTACTAGATAGAGCTACACTGTTAGTTATGCACAACGCACAGCATGACTTGATGTGGCTGTGGGCTAGTGGTTTCAAGTATGATGGTGACATATATGACACGATGTTAGCTGAGTACGTACTGTTACGTGGACAGAAGAGACCACTAAGTCTTTCCGCTTGCGTTGAGTATCGTGAGTTAGAACATCAGAAGGATGACACACTGAAGGCGTACTTCAAGGATGGGTACAACACTAATGAGATACCCCTCAAAGAACTCAGCTTCTATCTAGAGTGTGATCTAAATGCCACTGCGTCATTATACCACAGCATAGAGAAAGACTACAACACAGCAGAGAGTGAGAGCTTACACAACATCAGAGACATTACCTTCAAGGTATGTAAGACACTGACTCGTATGTACATGACAGGTATCAAGATCGACACTGATGTACTCAACGATGTGCGTAAAGAGTTTGAAGAAGAGAAAGCACAGATAGAGACACGACTTAACCGCACAGTACATGAGCTAATGGGTGACACACCAATCAATCTCAACAGTGGTGAGCAGATGTCTAAGGTGCTATTTAGTCGCACCCCCCTTGATAAGAAAACTTGGGTGACTACATTTGAATCAGTCTCACCTGAAGAGTTTAAAGATACACTAAATACTTACAGTAGTATCATAAGTAAGACTAAGGCTAGTATATGTTTAACTTGTAGAGGTAAGGGTAAAGTATTTAAAACTAAGAAAGATGGTAAAGACTTTAAGAAGCCTAGTGGTTGTACTAACTGTGACGCTAAGGGTTACCTACTCAACAGCACAGGTGTTGTGGCTGGCTTTAAATTATCTCCTAAAGATAAGTCATGGGTCAACGCTAACGGTTTCAAGACAGGCAAAGATAGCTTAGATGTATTGATTAGTACGGCACGTAACAACAACATGAGTGGTGCTGTATCATTCATACAAGATGTAAAGAGACTATCAGCTTTGACATCGTACCTATCTACATTCGTAGAGGGTATCAGTATCTTCACTAAGCCTGATGGTTTACTTCACGTTGGACTTACCCAACACGTATCAGCTACAGGTAGGTTCAGTGGACGTAACCCTAATATGCAGAACATGCCCAGAGGTAATACATTCCCAGTAAAGAAAGTGTTTGTATCACGATGGGAAGGTGGGAAATTGTGTGAAGCAGACTTTGCACAGTTAGAGTTTAGAGTTGCCGCACACCTATCTGCAGACAAGACAGCCATTGATGAGATCAACACAGGGTTTGATGTGCATAGTTATACAGCTAAAGTTATCAGTGATGCAGGTCAGAAGACTACCCGTCAAGAGGCAAAGGCCCATACATTTGCTCCCCTTTTCGGGGCAAGTGGATACGGTAGGAGCAGAGCAGAGGCGGCATACTACACACACTTCAACCACAAGTACTCAGGTATATCTACGTGGCATAAGTCTCTAGCTAAAGAAGCACTAGCAACTAAGAAGATAACTAATGTATCGGGTAGGCAGTATGCTTTCCCTTATGTAGAGAGAAGACCAAGGGGTAAGGTTAGTCACTTCACTATGATTAAGAACTACCCAGTACAAGGATTAGCTACAGCAGACATCGTGCCAGTTGTAGTAATGGAACTAGAAGAAAGACTACGGCTACTACAGTCGTGCTTAGTCAACACAGTACACGACTCAGCAGTAGTTGATGTACATCCAGACGAAACAAAATACGTACTACAAATAATAGATGACTTAAATAAAGACTTAGATAATATTATACATGAGGCCTACGGTATCAAGATGTGTGTACCAATGCTACTAGAAGCAAAAATTGGTGACAACTGGCTTGACACATTAGACGTAGTGTAGTAAAACTATAAGTTCTTAACTCTTGAAAGGTATAGATATGAAAACAGAATTAACAGTAGCCACAGAGAATGGTATGTCGATGTCAGAAATGATGGGCGTGTCCGTTGGTGAAGGTGGCAAGAAATCCTCAAGCCTAGCGAGGATGACACAGATACACTCAGGTATCATGGGGTCGATGGATGTAGGTGGTAAGACTATCAAGACAGAAGTCATACCATCTGGTGCATACAAGCTAGACTTAGGCAACGGTAAGATTGCTTACAGTACTAACCCACAGATACGAGTGTTCGCCATGCGTCAGCAGTGGACACGTTGGGATAGTGACAGCAGTCAGATGCAGAAGACAGTACTATCTGTTGATCTTAAGGGTGACCTCAAAGATAACACAGGGGGCTTCAACATAGGAAGACCTTCAGGTTATGTAGAAGATTGGGAGAGCTTACCTCAAGCTACTAAAGAACTAATGAGGCAAGTCAAAAGAACTAAGGTAGTATTTGGTACGGTTACTCTTCTAGATGCAGTAGACGAATCAGGTGCATCTCTTTCTGATGTAGGTACTGATGTACCCTTTATCTTAGATGTAAAGAATAGGGATAGTATCAAAGCATTAGATGGTGCAGTTAGGGCAATACAAAGAAAGAATGCACTGCCTATACAATACACGCTAGATCTTTCTGCTGACCAGCATACATTACCAACAGGTAACACTTACTCATCTATGATTGTAGGTTTAGGTGACAAGATAGAGATTGCTGAATCAGATAACGATGTACTCAGAGGATTCTTTGAGTGGATCACTTGGTCTAACGGTTATGTACTTGACCAGTGGTCATCTAAAAATATAAGTGACGCAGTTGACCCTGCAATGTCAAAGATTATATCGGAGACTATGACTGATACAGACTTTGTTAGCGTAGAGGGGGCGGCTGTATAATGGAACACCCTGCTGAACTATCTGTCTATTCTTTCTTAGCAAAGGCTATGGCTGGAGAGGCTTCTGTATCTAAGGAGATAACAGATCAAGTCGCTACAGATGTAGGCAATGCGTTAGACAAGCAGTTCAACAGTAAGCCTAGAGGCGAGTTCAGACTTAGGATGTCCAACGTAGGGCGTCCTAAGTGTCAGCTTTGGTTCGAGAAGAATGACCCTGCAGATAAGACTCCATTCCCACCTCACTTCTTAATGAACATGTTGTTAGGTGACATAGTGGAGGCTGTCTTTAAGGGTCTTCTTAGGGCTTCTGGTGTACAGTTTGAAGGCAACGGTAACATCACCTTAGACTTAGGTGATAACAAAACTATAAAAGGAGAGTACGATCTAATCTTAGATGGTAAGGTAGACGACATAAAGTCTGCGTCACCTTGGTCATACAACAATAAGTTTGTTAACTTAGAAACCCTCAAGCAAGGTGACAGCTTCGGCTACATACCTCAGCTTGTAGGCTACGCTAAGGGTGCAGACAAAGATGTTGGTGGTTGGTGGGTAGTTAACAAAGGGACAGGTCAGTTCAAGTATGTCAACGCCTCATCTATAGACTCAGAAGAAGTACTCAATGACATTACTGATACGTACAATTACTTAGAGAATGATGAACCCTTTGAGCGTTGCTACGAAGCAGTCAATGAAACCTTTTACAAAGCAAGAACAGGTAACAAGAAGCTTACAATTGAGTGTGGCTTCTGTTCATACAAACATAAGTGTTGGCCTACTCTACGAACGATACCCTCGTTAGTATCAAAGGCTAAAGAGAAACCAAT